AGCCGTAGCCGTAGCCGTAGCCGTAGCCGTTGCCGTAGCCGTAGCCGTTGCCGTAGCCGTAGCCGTTGCCGTCAAGCGTTAAAATCCTTTGCATGGGATCAATGAAATCAACGCTTTACGCGGTGCAAGCACTACTCCGCACTCGTCAAGTTTTGTGTCACTCAACGGCCCATTTCGCAACTCGCCCAATCCGTTGCTGGTCCCCCAAACTCGAATATTGCGAGCGCGTTCAATCCTCACCCACTCAGAGTCAACGGTAATGTCGCCAACATAAACAAACCCTCTGTCAAGCACGACAATATGCTGGCCCGATGGATTTTGTGACTGTTGCTGTTGCGCTTGATCGCCAAGTGCAATTTTAAGAATCGCTGTAACTAGCTCTGTGTTCATGGTTTCTGTGTTTTTGTTGTTTCCGCGTTTGTCGGATGCGCGGCCCCCCGGTGCGGTCATTAAAACGGAATCTCGTCAGCCTCTAGATCGGCATTGGCTGCCAATGGCAACCAGCGTTTGATTTCGAGGTACGGCTTGCCAGTCTTGTCATTAATCCGCTCACCGGGCCCAAGTTCCACGCGAGCCATCTTGCCCACGCAATCTTCCGTTTCGATTACAAGCGTCTTGCCTTCCACAACATTCTTGCCAATGGCTCGTCCAAATCGTGCGACATTGTCAGAATTTTTTGCCGTAAAAACAACCCACGACCGAAAGGTCAGCGGGCCCACTTTTACCTCCAGTTGCAGCATCTCGTTTCCGGCTTTTGAGACTGCCTCAACGGCGGTTTCGATGCGGGCAAGGTGGATTCCCGCCTCAATCTGGGCGGGCTGGTCGTTAGTTTCGATTTTCAATGATGGCATGGTTTTGGTTGGTTAAATTCCGAAGGCTGCAAAGAACCGCTCCTGATTGGCTGCGGCTTGACTGACAATGTCTGCCGGAATGTCGAGGTATGTCTGTCCCTCGGTGATCCATCCGCGTTTAATGGCTCCTGCGGTCACCTTTTCCTTTTGCGCCTTGGTCTTGTCAGACAAAAGGCGTTGGATAGGCGGGATCCGTTCGAGCATTGGCGGAACCGTGGACTCTACCGCCTCGGAGTCTGTCTGTACAGTTTCGGACTCGACGGTAATGGTCGGCGTCGGCTCCGGTTCCGGTTGAATCGGTGCGAACTCTTGCACTTCCTCGGGTGCGTAAAGTCCCGAAAGGACGGCTGGAAAAATCCCGCGCACGGCCTCGGAAATGCACCGAGCTTTGAGCATCTGCCTCGGAAATTTCTTCCAAGTCGGATTACTGGTCAGCCCGGCGCGTTCGGCATCTTTAATGGTCCAGGACACTTTGAGCGAGCCTCCCTGCGGATGGCTGAATGTGCCCGAGACGGCCTCATGCGTGTAGTCGTGCCACTCGACCTTCCCGCCTGCCTGCTGGAACCGTGCCAGCATGGCTTCGGATTTCAAGGATGGTCTGCCGTTAATGATGTGGTAATCGCGAGCCGCTTCGGCGGGGTGCCGGCCTTCGGCTTGGCAGAGTAGCCCTAAGGCCAATGCCTGTTCAGCGGTTTGGATGCCGAACAATTTGGATTTCGCGATGGCTTCGGCCATGAGCCGAGTTTGGTCAAACGGTATCAGGTTCATTTTCTTGGTTTTCTAGTTTCTCAATCGCTTCTTCAACTTCTTGCGTCTGCAATCGCCGGTAATCGGCGAGCAGTCGCAGCACGCAAAGATAGGTGGTATCGTCTGGGTCTTTGGCAAAGTCCTCTACCCACATGCAAATTTTGCCAAGCATCAATCGGCAACTTTCTTCTTCGCTCATTTCTTCAGTTTCATTCCCGCCTCAAGAATAAGTAACGCGTCGGCGGTTTTCAGCGTTACGGACAATCGTGGATACAGCGCCTGTGCGCGGCCTTTGAGGTGCGCCTTCCAGCGGGTCCCGTGGGTTTTCTTTTCACCGAGTCCAAGAGCTTGCTGCCACTTTTTCGGCGGAAGGTACTCGATCCGGCATTGGTGCGCGGCCAGCAATCCCTCGATGCGTCCGTAGTTCCGAAACATGGTTGCCATGCTGCTCCCGCTCATTTTGCCTGCAAACTTGGGAAGTTCTTCCAAAAACACAACCGGCGCGGGAACTCCGTAGCAAAGCACCTGTAGCGTTTGCCGCAGATCGTGGACGGTCTCCGGCATCGGCAACGCGTGCACGCTGCCGTCGGTGTCCATGTAAGCGATGCCGCCCGATACGCCGGGGTCGATGGCGATGTAGTGTTGAGTACTCATTTAGTCAATCTTGCCCAGATACGCGCAAGCACGCTGTGGTTTTCAAGTTGGTTGAGCGACTCTCGTAGGAGTCGCACTGATTCGCCTTGCCACGCGATGATTTGCCGCGCGTCGGTCAATTTTGCGGATGTTGCCCGAAATTTAGCGCGTTCATCGCGGAGTTTGCGGCGTAGGTGCCAGATTTGTTTTTGCGTGCTCATTGCGCCTCCTTTGCTGCGGCGATGAGTGCGTCTGCCTGCTTCAATCCAATTTTTGCAAGATCCTGATAAGACCCAGAATTGCTGTATGATCCCGTTAAAATTATTGCGGCAATTTCAAGGCGTGATGGCTCTGGACGAACTTGTGCGGCTTTTGCGTCATTCATGCTCGTAACAAGTTTGAGCAGTTGCTGACTCAAATCATCTGGATTGACCATCTCTGACTGCATTCTGGCAATAAAGTCATCTTGCTCTTGCAACCTTGATGCAGCGTCGAGGAGATCACGACGCATGATTGCGTCCATCTGCTCTGCACTTTTCCGTAGGTTGTCAATAATGCGATAGGTGCTTGGTGTCATTGGATTGTGTGGGCGTTTCACGTTATTTCGCAGCAACAAGTGGAGCCTGCCCGATTTTCCGTTGAACAATCTCATCCGGCAGCACCGCCCCCGCTGCACTCCAAAGAGCTTGCGCTTTTTTGAGGCTGATTGAGCCTTGCGCCATAATCGCGTCACCGGCACCAATTGCGCCGCTTTGCACGGCTTGTGCAATGTGCTCAGCCTCGATGTACTCGCTGGCACGCGGCTTTTGCAGCCGCCAGCCTGGAACGCTTTGTCCAGCTTCGAGCAACTCGCGTGCCTTTTCCTTTGCAGCGTCTCGGAAATCGTCGAGAGTCTGGCAAGCTGCCAAGAATTGCCCGAGTCGGTCTGGGTCGTTTAGGAGCGCAAGAAACGCTTCATCTTGAACGGTCGGCGCGAGCCCAGCAACGGTCACCAACGCGGAGTCTTTGCTGGCAACGCGGGCCGGGCAGGTCAGCGATTTCGCACACCAGCCGCAGTAATCGTTTTCCACCGGCGCTGTGCCTACATTTGCAAGCACACTTCCAACCAGGTCGTGTGCCTCTTGATATGTCCAGCGTTTAGAAACAACCTGGCGCTGATCGCAAAACAGCAGGTGCGTGGTCCACTTGCCCACAAAGTGGGTCTGCATCAGCCCGAGAGCATAGGCCGCCATCTGCGCTGAGTAGTCGTAGACCTGCCCACTCTTTAGGTCAATGAGCCATTGCCCGCGTGCCGCAACGCCGTCAGCGGTGCCCTCGTGTTCCAGCCGGATGGTGCGTATCTTGCAAGCGGCTTCGTCTGTAGTCAGGCCGTCAGCGCCACCGTTAAGTGCAATGCACCGGCCAATTGCCCAGCTCACGGCGGCGGCGTCATCGTCCGATAGGTCACGCGGATATTCGCCCGTCGTCCAAGCGTCTCGGAATACACGGTCGAGCATTGTTCCGCGTGCTGCGGCGTCCGAGGTGCCGGGAGCGCCTTCGTACTGCCCGCACAAGGCCAGTTTTGGTAGACTGCTGTGTCGTATTTTCATTCTTCGGTTGAGTTCAGTTTTTCTTTCGGCTCGATCCAAGCGTCCTCATATTTCGGCGCGCTGCCTCTCTTGTGCACGGCAATGTGCAAGTCTTTGCTGGCAACTTCGTCCCAGTGTAACGCCACGGAAATTCTACACCGCACACAATGCAGGTCTGCGGCGGTCTTGGCCTTTTGCGTAGCGCCGCCTCGGTAATTCTGCGAGCGCGTAGCAAGTTCCCGCATTCCCGGGAGCAACATTTGCTGCGTACAAACGGAAAGATTTTGCCACAGTATTCGCATGGCAATTCTTCCGGCCTTCCAGCCCGTGCCATGTAACATGCACGGCAAATTGTGGAATAGATATGGATCTCGGCACCACACTTGCACGCTTTTGTCGTCGGCGCTATAAAAACGCGTTTTGGCTTTTCAGGAACCGGCTCTGGTCGGTAGGCCAGCCCGGCTTTGATTGCGGCCTCAATGGCTGCGGGAAATGCAGCCATTTTTTGCCGAGGAGTTTCCAGTTCGGTGTCTTTGGACGGGAGTTTGACCAGCCCTTTTGCCATGGCTGACCTGATCAGATCAGGAAGTTCCAGCAAATCGACTTTTAAGCGTTCGCTTGGGGTAAGCTGAATTTCGTAACGGCTGCGAGGTGCCGGACTCCAGCATGGTGCACCGTTCATGGTGCCGTTTATTGAGCCGCTCACAGGAGATCTCCTTTCCAGAGTGCGCCGATCGTAATGATTGCCAGCGCGGCGATGGTTAGGCTTTCGCCCAGGTTGTTGCATTGCGTAAGTGCCACAATATCTGCCAACAGTAGGCAACCAAGCCCAGTTGCGTAGGTCACGGAGTGCTTGCGGCGGTTCGGTGTTGGTGGCTTTTGCGGGCCTTGGTACGGGCCCGAGGAGTAATGTGAGGTGCTCATTTGTTCGTCAGGGTTCATTTTTAAAAACAGCCTAGTCAACGAGTTGGCAATCGGCAACCGATGCCCAACCTTCGTCCCCGTTGGAAAAACGGATTTCGCGAAGATTGCCGTCAACGGACAGCACTTTGCCAGAATAGGTGCAACCGTCTTCGTCGACTAAAACGCAGCTTCCAACGGGGAACGGCAACTGAAGCGAGTAACTGCGGCCACCGTCCCAATACCCTTCGCACGCCACGGTCAGCGCGGCTACCTGTTCCGGCAGGTCGCACAAGTCAAGTCCGCGCCAAAGGTCAATGTGCAGCGTGGGCGTGTCGTACTCGGCGGAATACGCGCAAACCGCGCAATGCGGTGCCATGGCTTGGGGAATAAGCGTGGAGATTTCGTGGAGCGTTTCGATCGTGTTCATTGTAGTGTTCAGTTTAAGTTCACTCTGACGGCCTCGTCAGCACCCGCCTTACGGGTGGACGCCCCCCAGAGGGGGCGTTTCGGCCTAAGAAAGTTTGGCGAGCATTGCGTTGAGGCGCTCCAAAGCATCGATGCATTCTCCGATTGTGTTTGGGTGGCCTTGAAATTCAGCGTAAGCGAGGTCCATTTCGTATTCGCGGATTGCGGAGAGAATCTGTTGTTTGGTCATTGTTGTTGTTTGGTTCGTTGTTGCGGTTGCTGCTAACGACGACAACTTTAGCAAGCCAAACGCGCTTGGCTAGCTATTTCTTTCACTTTTTTTGCACGCTTTAAAGCGTTGAGTTCCCGCGCTTTAGGACGCGGCTTACTAGCATTCCGGCGCGCTGCCTCTGCTTTTTTCTCGGATTTTACTGCGCCGCCCAGCCGTCCGATCTCGCGGCAGTGCTCGCGGAGTGTCTTTTCAGGTTGCATCCCGCCAGCCTAGCAAAGCCCGTTTTGCTGTCAAATTAGTGTCGCAAGTGCCTTTGTTTCAAGGAGGACAAACTACAAAACCTCGTCGCGGAATCTCTCCGCGCACCATACGGCTACTTGCGGGGACTCAGTCCCAAATCATTCGCCAAGCATTGCCAGCCCGGCTTCAAACAAATCGGCTTCTTCGTCCCGCCTGCGCCGTAAGCCCTTGGATTCCGGCCACAACCGTTTCATTGCGCGTAGTTGGTCGGGGATTGGTTTCCATTCTTTAACTCGCATTAGGTCGCGGATGGTAGCCATTTCCATGCGCCGTTCGCCAATTAGGGACGGCCCACGGTTGAACACAAGCGAGACCAGCGCCGCCGCGCAATCGCCGGGAAGGTCCACAAGCTGCGGGTAGACTCGAAGTGTGCGGAGATACCAGGTCGGCAAAGTGCTCTCTTCAAACACGGCCAGCGCCGCAGCCCACGGCACAACGAGATGCCGGACATGAGGAAGGATAGCCCGTGCGTTTTCGCCTTTTTTGCCCGACACACCAACCAGCGCGGCCAGCGTGGTAGAATTTAGATATTTTGCCCATGCCCTCGTTGTCTCCACAACCGGCGTGTGTCCGAGATCCCAACCAATGCCTATCGTGATACCAGACTCTCCGCCGGGCCATTCGGGATTGCGGTCGTAAAGGCTCTCCCCGCCCGTTTCCCAGCCAATAATTGCTTTAATCCCCCGCTCCGTAAGGTTCATCATCTTCCTCCTCCTCTTGTATTTGTGGTTCCTCTCCAGTCTCTTCAGAAAACCGCATTGCTTGGTAGAGCCGCGCAAATAGGCTGCCGGAACCGGCTTCGTAAGTTGTGTAAGTGTTTGTATCCGAGTCATGCGCCAAGATTTGCACGCAATCAAAGTGCTCGCCAATTTCGGCAGCCATTCGCTCGATAAATTCCTGCTTTTCGTCCTGTGTCATTGGACTTTGTAGTGTTTTGCGAGTACCCGTTTGCCGTCGTCGGTCGTGGTCATGTACCGAGCACTAATCCACTTTTTAGTAATTGCAAATCGCACGGCTTTGCAGCGCGGTATTTCCAGCATTTTCGCCAGTTGCGACGGAGTGTACCATCCAGCAGGTGCAGGTTCTCCAACCAATTCGGCCTTGAGCGCGGCAATCGCCGACTGTGTTAAACCGGGAGTCTGAATTGTTGGTCTTTTGTCTCTTTCGCGAGCCATACGACGGTTTCGTTGTCTGAATACTCTCCCCAAGCAAAGCCCCTGCTCCAAGATGTAGTGGCACGCCGGTTTGCCGCATAACCCATTGCGTTTGTGTCGCCAAGCCACCCAACACAATACCCCGTTGGGTGCGCCCTGTTGCGTCCCTCGGCCTGTTGCACGCGGTGGAGGTGTGCGATCACTACCTTATTTGCTGCCCCCTCACAAATGGCCTCCGCGTGATCGCGAACCGCGTTTTCGTTCACCATGTATCCGTGCCCGAATAAAGCATCGCCGTATAAACGCCACCCATGCTGGAAATTATAGTCCACAATCTGGCACCGCATTGATCGAGCTCGATCCTGAATCTGCGCCATTACGCGAGCCGCCAGCGCGGCCACAATCGCGCGCGGAGACTCCATGAGCGTGTTAAGTCGAGCTTCGTGGTTGCCGAGAAAGTAGACTTGCGGTTCCAGTCGGCTTAGAAACGCAAGCCCGTCGTTCAGGTCAGACTCGGGATTCACCGCATCATCCGCCGTGCCCGAAGCACCTGCACGAAGACAGGCGAGGTCGATCGCGTCGCCTAAATGTAGAGTGGTGTGCGGCTTCCAGCGTTTCTTGAACGCCAGCACCTTTGCAAGTAATTGCTGGTCGGCGTGGTGCCCGTGCGAGCAACCAACGGCTAGAAACCGCTTCCATGCCCGCGTTATGTTTGCCATGCGTTAGACTCTTGCAAGGAAAGTAAAGCCCGATCCCGGCACGCGTGGAAGCTTGCCCTGCTCGTCGTAAATCCCGCTGTACGGACTAATTTTGTCGGGCGGAAGGCCCACGCCATCAGTCCCCGCTGGTGGCAGGATTCTTTTTACGCTTGCGAGGATTTGGAGCCCTGCTGGAGGAGTCGCGCCGAGATACCGGGCTTGCAGGCTTGGAATCACCGGAACAGGAAGGACAGTCATGTTTTTTCAAAAATTGCTTACCGAAAAAGCCGATGGCAATGCCGCCAATGCCCGCCACAAGCGCCCATGTGCCGGGAGCCACGGTCGAAAGCAAGGTCAGCAAAAGCGACACATTGCCAGCGGTTAGAGTCATTTACGCTCGTTCCGAATCACATCCACAACGCCGAAAATTGCCACAATTGCAGAACCAATCTCGCCGCCCAATCCAGCCGAATAAAAGCCCATCGCCGCACCCAGTTTTGCAAGTCCGAGCCAAGTGGACGGCTGGCGAACATAGTCCTTAAATATTTGTTTCATTGTTTTCGTTTGCTTCGTTTAAAAGTCGCTCCCAGAGGGCTTTCCTGTCGGCTTCGCACTCGCGAATTTTGCCGTTGAGGTACCAAACCGCCGCAAGCGTCAAAGCCATGGAAAGCCCCTGCGCGGCTGCTTGCTGTGCAATGAGGTCAAGCAGTTGCGTCATCGTAACGGTGGCAGAAACTGCCTGCAAAAATTGATCTCATCATAAACGGTGCTGGGACAAGTAAGAAGCAAGCCGGATTGCTTGTGGCGTTTCTTCTTGAATAATCCTATCATAACAGGCTTGCCCATAAGCCTTGAAAACTACCGCGTTGTTGCGAAACCATCCCATGTGATAACCGGAAGCCATAAACGAAACCAGCCGTTCGGTTTCTTCAGCATCGACCACATAGTTGAGTAACGCAAACCTCTCCACCCAGTAGCTTTTTGGTTGGCAATTAATATGCCCATGCCCGCCTTGCCCCGGAACCGCAGCGGAAAAAAGCACGGTCGGTGCAACGCTTGTGATTTGTTTAACAAGCTCGTCTGCGCGGTTTTTTGGCAAATGCTCTGCAACCTCAATGCACATTGCGAGGTCATATTTTCCAGCGTATTTCTGGGCAAAATCCGCAGAAAATACATCCATCACCTGGTATGGACAACGCGGGTCAAGATCCACCCCGTCAGCGTCAACTCCGGCTTCTCGGAGCGCTTTGACATAAATCCCGGGGCCGCAGCCAATGTCTAACACTTTCATTTGTACAAAGCTCCGTAGTTGAGGCCCAACCCAACCCCCAAGGCCCTGTTGTGGTCTTCGTACCATCCTTTGCCGTGCCAAATATCTCGGAAGTCGGCAAAGGCTCGCTCGAATTTTGGTTTTACTGCATCAAGGGAAAAATTCTGAAACGCAAACAACGCCATTTTTGCTCGGTCAATACGGTCAATGTTCCGGATTGCGCGCAAGATGTCGCCCATCGTGTTGCACCGAAACCCATTGACACCGTCAACTATGTACTCGGTCATTGCTCCAAAATCCGTGGTGATTGGCACGCATCCGCTCATCATCATTTCCACCGCAGTACCGCCAAACGGCTCCCAATAGGTCGAAAGCAAAAACCCAAACTTGGCCTTGGCCATCAATGCTTTGCGTGTCGGAATGTCAGCGTATCCAACGAAATCAACATGTTCGGGCCATTCCTTAAGCCCGATTCCTTCAGGGCCACCTTGCCCGGCAATCTTGAGCCGGACACCCATGCGCCTGCAAGCGTCAATAGCAATGTCCAAGCCCTTGTTAGTGCCAAGCCTGCCAATAAACAGCGCGTAATCTTCGCGTTCCTGCGTTGCGTCAAAGTCCCTTGCGTCAAAATAGTTTGGCACCACCCGGTGATACCATTGTGGTGAACAATAAGAAACGCCTTGCGTGCCAGCATAAGCCCCTTTGAGCGGGTAGGATTCGTAGCAACGGAACTGAGCAAACGCCCAGCCAGAACCAATTCCTGGCTCAATAACGATCAAATCGTTGCTGGCGTTGGCAATGTCGCAAGCGGGTTTAGTTCCGCTCCAGAATGCTAACACTAAGTCACCACGCTTTTTGCGTTTCAGAATTTCCGCGCCAGCGTTGGCGTTGAATGTCTGATGCGCCAAATCTCCCGAACTGTGCCGAAATTGGTTCTTGCGCCAATCGTAGTTTCCGTAAGTCCTTTCCAAGACCTCGTTTGAGGTAACATCTACATGTTCGTGCGCAGCGGTTTGCGAATCTGGATGCCCGTAATGAATCACCCGGTATTCGCTGCTACCCTTGAACATCTCGCAAAACTTCAAAACCTTTTGCGTAAACGCACAGGCTGAATAATCGTGATGCGTTACTGTGTGCGGGACTGCAAGTGCGTGAATATTCGTCATCAAACAAATATGGCCCGCCCTGCGAAATTTGCAAGGCGGGCCACAATTCAAATTCTACAAACTACAGGTAATATGGCAAATACGCGCCACCAGTGCCTTCAATGTTGATTTTGACCCAACCAGCTGGTGTCGTATCATCTGTAGGCGATGTACCAGAATCTGGACCATTTGCGGCAGCCCATTTGTCAGAATTAAAACCAAGGGATGGATCATCTCCTCCGACACTTGTTCCTGCGATACATTTGTAAATCACTTTATATCGCTCAACCACATCACCGACATAATATTGCTGTGGAATCCAAGACAGAACAAATGTTGGACCTTCAGCGCCAGTAGCACCCTGTGCACCGGACGGTCCAGTTGCTCCTTGGCTGCCTTGCGCTCCAGTTGCACCTTGCGCTCCAGTTGCGCCACCGGGATCGCCAGCAGGACCTGTTGCACCAATGGGCCCAGTTGCGCCCATTTCTCCAACGCCGGTAGCACCTGTCACGCCTGTAGCGCCAATTGATCCGGTTGCACCCATTTCACCAGTTGCACCCGTTGCGCCGGAACCCGTTGCGCCAGTTTCACCAATAGGGCCTTGTGGTCCAGTTGCACCTTGCGGGCCAGTAGCGCCTTGCGGACCAGTTGCACCACCCGGATCGCCCTGCAAGCCAGTAGCCCCTTGAGGACCAGTGGCTCCCATTTCGCCAACACCGGTCGCACCTGTTGCACCATCAACGCCAGTTGCGCCGGTTGCGCCGTCAACTCCAAGCGATCCACTTGCGCCCGTAGCACCTTTAGCGCCGGTGACTTGGATCGCGATGACATCAATTTTCGAGCCATCCGCAACCGCTGACGGGAAAACAATTTTGCTGTTTTCTGCGGTGGTGCCGGTAATGGAAAACCCACCATTGACTTCATCTGGGCGCTGGAAAACACCATCAATATAAACCAGATACCCAGACTCGTCGTTTTGCGGCCCATCCCAACCAGAAATGGGTCCAAACTCGGTAAGGCTACCATTGCCTGTAAATACAGGCGACAGTACGCCGCCACCAAGCACGGGAGCGGACGGTCCAGTTGCCCCTGTTGCTCCAACCTGCCCCACAGCACCGGACAGCGAGATCGTCCACGATGCGTAGGTGCCAGAACCAGCAAGTACTGTTGTGACATTGACTTCCAGCGCCCCCGTCAATGCGGTGTAGCTGGTAATCGTGCCCTGCATCCGGTTGCTGGCGTCGTAGGCCAAAATGACTTGCTGACCGACGCTCAAAGCCAGTCCTGCCTCGACCGTGAGTGATTTTGCCCCAACAGAAAGCGTAAGAGAATCTGTTGAGCTCGTCGTGTATTTGTCGCCTGCTGTTCCAGTTGCGCCCTGTGCGCCGGACGGTCCGGTTGCGCCTTGGTTGCCTTGCTGGCCTTGGGGACCAGTAGCCCCAATCTCGCCAGCAACGCCTTGCACGCCTTGGGGTCCCTGCGGCCCTGTTGCGCCTTGCGGGCCCGTAGATCCGGTGAGACCGGTAGCACCTACATTGCCCTGTGCACCAGTCGCTCCGGTAAGCCCTTGGATGCCCTGCACGCCAGACGGGCCTTGTTCGCCCTGAGGTCCAGTTGCGCCAGTAACACCTTGAGGGCCTGTGGCTCCTGTCAAGCCTGTCGCACCATTAGTACCAGTCGTGCCGGTTGCACCTTGTGGACCGGTGGCTCCAGTCAACCCAGTTGCACCGTCAGCACCAGCAACGCCCGTTGCCCCGGTGAGTCCCGTCGCGCCAGTCTGACCGGTTGCACCAACCGCACCAACTGCACCTTCCAAATTTACAATCCAGCTCGAAAAAGTGCCAGAGCCAGAATGCTGCTGAATTTGCGCAACCATCACGCCAGTCGTGCGACTGTACGAGGTGACGACACCCCGCATGTAATTGCTGTTGCCAGTTTCGGAAATAAGAATTGGCTGGTTCTGGCTATAAGCCAAGTCGGTTTCAACGGTCAAAGTTTTGGTACCGTTGGAAATAGACAAAGAAGTCGTCGAGGTCGTCTGGTATTTGTCACCAAGTCCAGTCGCGCCCTGAGGTCCGGTTGCTCCTGTAGACCCAATTGCACCTTGCGGACCAGTCGCGCCTTGAGGGCCTTCGGGGCCCGTTGCTCCCTGCACACCCTGCGTCCCGGTTGCACCCTGCGGTCCTTGAATGCCAGTTGAGCCGGTGTCACCTTTTGCGCCTTGAGCACCAGTCGCCCCGGTCAAGCCCTGAGGGCCAGTCGCGCCGGTATCGCCCTGAATGCCTTGAGCTCCAGTAGCGCCAACATTACCCTGAACCCCTTGTGGGCCTGTTGCGCCGGTAATGCTCTGACCGGTTGCGCCAATGGGGCCGGTCGCTCCGACATTGCCTTGAATGCCCTGAGGGCCAGAAGCGCCGGTTGCTCCGGGATTGCCCTGAGGGCCGGTTGCGCCAGTTTGACCTTGCAACGCCGTTTGCGCTGCTTGGGAAATCATTCCCAGTTGAATCTTCGTTAATGCTTGAGACATAGGTTATGTATTTGTGGTACGGACAACGATCCGTGCACCAGAGTAAATGGCGACGGGAAAAAGAAGTGTGCCGCCATTGGCTGGCAGAATGTCGAAACTGTAGTTTGGCTCCTGTTGAACACCATCAATAACAACCTCGTAGCGTGCGGCATCGGTTGTTGAGTAACCAGCGATCGGATGGAAACTGGATTTAATGCCATCCCCTGTGAATTGGGACATGTACCAAGTCCCACCGCCACCGCCGCCGCTGGCACCAGGAGGCCCCGGGGGACCCGTCAAAAGTGTAACGACCAACGGCATTTCCATGCTGTTGGTGTAGAGATTTAACCGATCAACCTCGGTGCAAACGGTCATACAATCGAAGTTCGCGCCTGAATTATGCGCATATCCCAGCCGTCGGGCCGCTGCACATCGATTGTGAGCTGCGCCCCAAACTGTGCGGCTAAAGCTGCCGTCTGCGTTTGATTAAGGCGCAAAGAAACGGTTGTTGCATCAGGCTTTGTAACACTTGGGGTTGTTAAAGACGCGCCAGCGGCGGTTTTAAGCGTTGGCGTAACAATCCAGTCCGTAAGCACCGTGTACTCTGAGCAGCAACCGTCCTCTTGGATTTTAAAGCTAAAATCCCAGTCGGTGCCGCGCTGAATTGTCGAAGATGTCTGGACAGCGACCATTACATTCTTGGGGGTCGGGACAAGTAGTTGTCGGCAGAGTCGCAACACCCGCTCACCTGGTCGGCACCGTCAGGCCACGCACGAGCGGCGATCTCGTCATCCCGGTTCGGCAGTTTGCCAAGCGGGCAGTTCGGCTTATCTTGCAGGATCGTCCAGCGTCCAGAGCATCCTCCGTACTGGTCACAGTTTAAGCACACTTCTGATCTTTTGTCAGCTATCCAGCGCGGAATCATGCGGCGGTGAATGTGTAGTTCAGCGTTCCGGTTCCAATCGGAGTCGCGAAATCATAATCGTCCGGTTTGTAATAAGTGATGGTTTCTCCCGGCCCAATCCGATCAAACCATCCGTAAGCCAACAATTGCGCCGCGTCGTCAATAATCCGCACAAAGCCCTTAGTCACGCCTGTCGATGTGGTCCAGATCCCAAACCCGCATTCGTAAAATGGATCGCTGGTGTTCTCCGGCTTGAACATTCCGGAAGGAAAAATGGCAAAATTATCAAGCGTGCTGTCAAAAACGGCAGCTGTGGCAATTGGTGCTCCTTCCAGATTTACCGTCAACGAATAGCCGTTGTTTGTCTGAATGTAGCTGGTCAGAAAAAACCGTTCGTAGCCTTGGAGTCCATTTCGTCTCGCAAAAAACCCGTCATAGCCTTGTCCGCACCGCATGCCTCGCCGCGTGTACGGCGGGCCCACATCTGGGTAGGTTTGCGTGCCGCTGATGGTGACTTGCAGCCCAAACTCATCGAGGTAAGAGATCTCCGCCGAGATGCTCATCCCGGTCAGACTGAAACTATGTCGCCACTCGTAACAGTTCACGGCGCGGGGTTTGACCAATCCAACAAGCACGGGTTCGGAACCGGCTGCGTGCAGACATTGTCGATCTGCGTGATGGCTGCCGGACTGTCTCCAACGGTCACGGTTGCCAGCAAAATGTACTGCATGTTGCTTGTATTTGCCAGCAGGTCATTGATTTGCAGAATCGTGATCGCGTCAGCGTCCGGTCCTATGACGAGGTTCACCGTGTCCCAATAAACGGCAGCGTAAATGTAGCAACTGCCAGAGATGGTCAATTTGAACGCTGGGAACCCAATGCCCATCCCTTCTGGCCAGCGGCCAGCGATCTGGTTTTGGGCCACTTCAACTTTGAGGGTTTCGCCCTCGCTAGCGTCAGTCACCTCAAAGTATTGGCACACGGGGCCTTGCACTTGCCCACCGGATGTTCCTCCGCGCTGGAAAATGTTAAGTGTTGTGCCGTTGCTTGTGCGGTTGAAACTGCCACCAGTCACGCCTGTGATTTGATGCGACCGCACCAAATCGATCAGCGCATTAAATGCACTCGGAGAAATGGGTTGCCCGCGCTGTTGGTAAGGAGGTGTCACGAAAGGTTTTGGTAAAGGTCAGCATCCCATGCGGTTCCCGCCGGGCTGGATTGGTACTCGTAGGTAGTCCGATAAAAGTCACCTTCTTGTTGAGACCGGACTCCAGACAAAATAAAATTGGTTGCTGGCGGATATGTGAACCCAGAAGGCCAGCCTCCAGCCCAATTATCCAATCGCCCAACATTGGTCATGTCAGGAGCCCCGCTTTCTAGCACGGTCACGCGAACGGTGATTCGTCCAACATAATAACTTTCAACACCTTGCTTTATATAAGAATAAAAAGTGGCAAAACTTGGGTCTTCTTCTGCCGCCGGTTGCCAATAATTTTGCTGGTTTTCGGTAGTTGCCCCTGTGCCTTTTCCGGCAAGAAACGGATCGGTAGGATTGCGTTTGTAAACAGCCCATTGTTTCTGAAGGACATCCGAAATCGGATGCGCACCAAGACCTGACCAAATCGGATGTGTCTCAAGCGGTTCCGTTCCGATTTGCGCGTCAAATGAAAACTGCGGGTCGCCCTGTTCGATTAAAAACTCTTCGGTGAGCGTATAAACGCCGTCGGTATGGTCTTCTCGATACGACCTAGCGTTTGCATTTTTGGGGATCTCGTTATTGAGATCCTGCTGCGTGATTGTTTCGATCACGCATTTGTCGATCCCCATGGATCGTTCGACTCGTACTTCTGTTGGCATGTTAAATTACTCCAAAAGCAGGGGTTAAATCGCCAAGCATCGGGTTGCTCGCTGGACTTGCAGATTTCAGGAAAGCATCGATGGAGTTTGCAATCCGTTGTTGGACCGAAAGCTGTTCGCGTTGCAGGTTGAGCGCAATATCTGCGCCCCAAACTGCACCGCCAAGTGCGCCAACTTTAGAAGCGCTTGAGGTAATCGCTTGCGGCATGGATGGCAGTCCTTTTTGAGTAAGTTCCAAACCACCAGGCGGCGGAGTTTTTTTGGCGGCTGCTTGTTCGCTTTCATGCTGGATACGCTTGTTGGTTTTTTCCATCAAACTTCCGATCGCATCCTCAACGGAAGTCGTGTCCAACATTGGCGCAATGGTCACGGATTTTCCAAATCCAAAGCGCTCCTTAATCGCGTCTGCTGCTTCGTAAATCAAAGCGATGGCGCTGTTGATCGTGTTCATGACAAACAACACAAGCCCACCAAAGATTGCGGAGATGGCCGACGCCATTCCGGTCAATCCTTCTTTCAAAGAAGTCACCCAAAACGCAATTCCCGATCCCATCGTTTTGCCAACCTCCGCAAGGACATTGTTTAGAAATCGCGCAACATAGCCAAGTTGTTCAACCACAGATTGTAAGGCTGGAACAGCAGTTGACGCCATACCGCCAAAAAAACCAGTAATGTCAACTTTTAGTCCTTTGACCGCTGCTTGAAAATCAAGAAACGCACCTCCAGATTCTTCTGAAATCTTTGCCATTGGGCTAATTCGCGTTTCAGCTTTAGCAATTGCTGCCGGTTTCATTGCCGGAAGAAAACTAGCTCCGCTGCGCCCAAAAATCGTGCGGGCAACTTGCATTTTGGAAGAGGAGCTTTCCAGTTGGTTGATCCCAGCAGCGATCAGTTTGAACTGCTCGTATTGGCTTTTGCCGTCGAGCATTGCTGCACTAATTCCAATCCTAGCAAGTGCCTGTGCCGCTTTGCTTCCGGGATCAGAAATGTCAGCCATCGATGCCGCCATTTTGGACATCACGCTCGGAATCTTTTCCGCATCAACGCCAATTTTTCCAAATACTTTGGAAAGCACAGAAAACTGCGTGGCCGTCATCCCGGCTTGCTCGGCCATGACATTCATTTCCTTTGCCTTACCCATTGCATCCCACATCCCCTTTGCTGCAACAGCAACAAGTCCAGCCCCCGCCGCAGCCGCAACAAGAGGCGCAGGGATGGCGGCCAATGCCGATCCCATAGCTGCAATGGTCCCCTTTATGTCACCGCCTGCAAGCGCTTTAGTAATGTTACCAAAGGCTGTTTGTGTGCCTTTTGCGGCATCACTCAAACCTTTTGCGTACTGGCTCCAGTCAAGTCCTAGCGAAGCGTAAATCATAGCTTTTTGTTGTAATCCGCAGCACGGCGGGCAATTGCATTTGCCTGCATCTTAAACGCGTACCCAAGAACGCGTTGGATCTCGGTAGAATCGGAATGATTTGTCGGGTTTTCGACAAGGATCCCAAACGCTCCCGGAAGGTCATCAATCCGCACCGTGCCGTTGTTTTGCCCAGTTTGCTTTGTGATCCACGCCGCCGGATTATACCCAAACGCTTTTGCCCCGGCGACCCACCCAGCAGCAGTCACGCCTTGCTGCGCAAACAGTTTCTTTTTGAGCTTCTCAACTTGAGACGCCCATGCCGGACGCTTTGGCTTGGCAATGATTCGTTTGTTTCTCCCGCGCTTAGATTTGTACCAAGCGTACAAAGCGTCCAAAGACACATCCAATTTGTTGCGGCCTTTGCCTTTTCTGGCTTCGTCCGGAACGCGTAAAAACGCTTTTGAAAGGTCTTTAGAAATGGCTGTCTCGCCTTGAGTGCGACCCTTTTTAAAGTCCACATTGCCAGTCAACTTGCCTGCCTTTGTCACCTTGAGCGTTGCCTTTTTTCCGCCCATTGGAGGCGTGACCGCAAAAACATACTTGATGGCTCCTTTGAACTCCCGCGTGATGACCTCTTTTGCGGATTTTTTGGAACGGTAAATCTCCAGCTTCACAGCGGCCTCAAGCTGTTTTTGCGCCGTTGAAAAGTCGAGTTTGACAATGTCACTCATCTTCCTCGTCCTCCAATGGTTGCGGCGACACAAACAGGTTTTCCAAGGCTTTTCTTTCGCGCCTGATAGTCCATGCCCCGTTGCCCCATATCGCCGCATGATAGATGCGCAGAAGCATTGCAAGAGGTGCCCTGCGTTGAATGTAGTCCAGCGTCCATCCGGTTTCTCGCGCCAGAACCAGGACGAATGCTTCGCCCCAGTCTGGCGCTGTTAGTTTTTTGGTGCGTCAGACTTCCCTCCAGGTTGTGGGATGACTTCGACCTGTCCGGCTTCAACGGCTTCGGCTTGCGCTTTGCACCAATCAGCAACTGGCTTTGCCAATGCCAGCGGGAACGCCCGAGAAAAGGTTTTGATGGCAGCCGTTGCAGTCTTGTCCGAAATCGCTTGTTCCACTTCCTCTGGTTCACGACTCTGCATCCACGCAACTGCCACAACCTGCTCTTGGTCAGTCATGGCTGCCAGCCCGAGTTCCATGATGGCCATTTGCGTGGTAAGTGTCCATGGACGCAATTCCAGCGGCCCGATTACCGTGTTTTTAAGGAAGAAAGGGTTCATGCGAAACGAGCGGAGAATTCTTGTTTGAGCCACTCGGGAGAGTCTGGGTAAACGATCCCAAAAGATCTTCCGTCCTTGCGCGAGATTCCCACAGCAGAAGAACGCGCAAACCGTTTCAAATCGCGTGCGTTGTCACGGTATCCCCGCATCCAAGAGATGTCAGAATCGGGGTGCGCTTTGCACCAATCCAAGTCTTCAAAGCGTTTGCGGAACTCATCAAAATCAATCGGTTCCCCGTCAATTTTGGCAAACACATCGCAATTGACGATCCACCGCACATGCGGCTTTCCGGTTTCGTCAACGAAGTGCTGGAAACCACCACGCTCAACGAGTGCGCCGCCTGAGGTCAACCAGGCGGCGATGATATCAGTATTGAAGCTCTTGCCCGGAGCTTCGCTGTCCTCAATTAATCGGAGGCGCATAAATTAGTTGCTAAGAAGCGTTTTTGTAAATCGTGCCGGTTGCGGACCAACCACGATAGTCGTCGTTTTTGCTGTCGAGCGTGACATTGGTCCAAAGGCCTTTGCCACTTGTACCAGTCACGCCGGAAATCAAATCGCCGGTGTCAAAAGGGCAGGTGTCACCTTTACCCTTCACGCTGATGGAATAGGACGAGTCGTAGGTTTTGGCTTCGGAATGCTGTCCGAGCGAGTTGATGAGCTGTTTGAACTCACCCTTCATTTCAAGATCAACCGATTCAATGATTGAACCGGAAGCCGTTACAATGGAGATGCCGAAAGTTGCCATGGTTTATTCAAAAAGGGTGTAGGTTGCTTCGGCTGTGGAGAAGTCGTCGTTGGTTTGCGAGACCTTTGAGCCCGTAAGCTTTGCGCCGGTGAAGTTGCCTTCCGGTACTGCCAGCAAAGAGGTTTCACCTTTGGTTTTCACCGTGGTAGTCGTCGTGCTGCGCGGCTTGGCCTGAACCACAACCGTCTGCCCATCGGCATCCCGGATGGTTGCAAGCTCAATAGCTTTTTCTTCGCTGGACTCTTGCAGGTAGCCGCTCGGTGCGGTCACCCCGAAATCAATGGCTCCAAATGATACAGGCATGGTGTGTTATGGTTTTGGGCCGTAGCCCACGATGTACGGCATGGAGGTGCGCCAATGGCGTTCCTCACGAAGATTGTCAGTAGACTGTGCGACGACTCCGTAGAGTTGCACGGTGTTGGAATCCAGCACCAGAGAGCGCATTGCGGCGTCTACTTCGGCGGCAAAAGCGGCTTGTTCCGCCTTGGTGTAGTCGTCGGCTTGCGAAATCACATTGAGCGTCAGCGTGCCGCGTTGTAGCGGGCTGCCTACAACAATGTCGCTTTGCAGTTCCATCAGCACCGACTTGCCGGGAATCGCTTGGTCGTCCTGCGGTTCGCCAATGTAGACGCCCGGAAGCTCAAGAGCCAAAGCGTCTTGCACGGCTGCGGAGAATACGCCGTCGATCATCGTGTCACATCCTCCAAGTAAATTTTCCACGAAACCGGATCTTCGTCCCAGCTCGTGATTCGCCGCTCGGTGCCATTAACGGAGAGCTTTGTGCCTTTCACCGGCTCGGGAAAGCCAGCCTTTGCAACGCGTACAAAGCCAGCAAAATGCTGCTCAAACCCGCCCATAGCAAGAAGGTCGGATGTCTTTTCATTTGCAACACAATCCGCAGTCACGCCCTGATAGGTGACGCTGTCGGCCTGCATATAGCCAAGTGCGTCCCCAAGTGCGGTTGCGGTGATGTCGCGCCAGTCAGACATTTAGATCAGCGACTCTTTTGCGCGCCGGATAGGCGGTTTAACTGCCACAGATTCAACCACCGGCGTCCCGCGAATTGTGCGGAAGTTCTCGGGGTTCGGATTGCACACCAAAATCAATTTGCCGGGGTTGGTGTGCGCCTTGAAAAACCGGCGAGCGTCTGCCGGTTCGGGTGAGGAAAAGATGACCTGCGGACCGCCGCCGGCGTCTTCGATAACGAGAGAGATTTTCATCGTGAGATAATCGGATGAAACAAGGGCTCCGCCCCGTTATAGAGCGGAGCCCGTGTTTAGTGGGGGACCGTTAAGGAGTGACGATGCGGACACCCATGTTGGTGCCCTTGCTCACACCGTAGATGACCGATGCCGAAATGCAGGTCTTACCGGATTCGCGGCTGTAGAAGCGGCGGAAGGTGACCGGCAACCCGAGATCGGGAACGATCACTTCGGCGATTTCGATGGAATCCTGCAACGCGGCTTCGGGGTTAACCCGGCGAGCAGCCATAATCAACGCGCTGCTGTGCATTGCGAAACCGGCCAGCGCTTCGCCATTCGCATCGCAAAGGTCGGACTCGTAAATATCGAAACCAGACACGCGAGGAACCAAGCCTTCAGCCTTGAAAGGCGTGATGCCGGGGATTTCCGCGCTGATAAAGGTCTTGGAGATCGCGCCGTAGTACGCGGGATTCAGCAGCACCGCACGGCCCATTTTGGGAGCCTTGAGGGTCTGCGTCAGCGTCACGCCAAGATCGATGACATCCTGCCGATCAAAGTTTGCGGCGGAAGAGGAAAGCGGGGTTTGCGCGAAGTTCGCGGCAGTCACCAAGTTCCAGAGGTCGCCAAACACTTTTGCGCCAAGAGCCTGCACCATCGGCGCGAGGAAAAGACGCTCGAAATTGATTGAGGATTGGAGAACCTCGATGTCCGTAAACCCGAGCGTAACGCCCTGGTGCTGGTCGAGAGTGATGGTGCGGGCGGTCGTGTCACCGGCCACAGGAGCGTATCCAGCGCTGGTGATGTCCACAACGGACGGGACGGTTGCAAAACGCGTGGTCACGGACTGACCAGCCGATGCGACATCGCTGGAAAAATCCGTTGTGATGCCACGGAGCGGGGCAAACGCGTTGGTGAGGTAGCTCAAGGAGGCTTGAGCAATCTGGTTCAGGAAAACGCCATTGAGGGCCATAATTATTTAAGTAGGTGAAGGTTAGAGCTGCATTGCTTTCTTGTTCGCGGCGTAAAACTCATTGCGCTCGCTGAATCCAAGAGTCATGTATTGCGCCCAAAGCTGTTCTTTGGTTTTCGGCGCAGAAAGTTCTTCGGGCACGATGGCAACCGGAGCCACGCCCAGATTGGCGACGATCGCGTTGGCTTTTGCGGCGGCGTCAGCTTCGGCGGCCTTCACGGCGTCGAGCTGCTTGGCAAGTTCGAGCTTTTCAGCCTGCGACTTGTCCAGCGCCGCAGAAAGATCAGCGTGTTGAGCTTTAACAGCTTCAAATTGAGCCACCAGCGCGCTGTGCTCGGCGCTGAGTGCGTTAAGCGCAGCCACATCCGCCTGCGCGGCAGAGAGCGCGGCCAGCGCATCGGTGAGGGTCGTAGGGAGATCCATACAACCAAGAGTTTCGGGACAAGCAAAAGCCCCCTCCGGGACAACCGGAGAGGGCTTGAATGAACCCAACTGAATGAACAACGAACGACTACAGCATAGCGAGAAGCGCGTTATACGCAACTTCTTCGGTTCCGATTCCGTCGATTAAATTGGCTGCACGAGCACGCGGCGCCAAATACGCGGCCCCTGTCATGTATTCGTCAGCAACCATTCGGTTGCGGAGCACATTGTTACGGAACTGTGCGAATGAGTCGTCAACCAGCTGCTGCAAACTAGCCCGCTGAGCCGGTGTCAAAGACGGCCCCATGCCTGCGCCTTTAAGTGGACCAGAAGTGATCGGATCCCACTTGAGCCCTTCAGCCTCGTAAGCAGCAGATTGATCCAACCACGGGATAATTGTGCCAATGGATCCCCAGGTTGAGCCGATGGAGCCGAACACTTTGTCGCAGGAAACCGCGATGTTGTACGCGGCGCTGCAAGCAGTATCGTCGGAATAAGCCACAATCGGAACCTTCAGCGACTGAATCAAATCCACCACCTCGGAACATCCGGTGCAGTTGCCGCCGGGAGAGTTAATTTCCAAAAACACGCCGCGCACATTTGCCTCCATGGCGGCTTCAAGATCCTCCGAAACCCAATCGTAATCCCACGCGCCGCAGCACGCCTCGATAGCACTGATTCCCTTTGCCAGCGTGCCCTCAATGCAGATGTGCGCGATGCCTTGCCCATCGATCTCCATCGGCTCGCGCTGAGATTTCATGCCCATTGGCATTTCGTACTCGTCCCCGTTGGCGCGCACTAGTCGCGCCTCCACCAGCTTGCGAACGGCTGCGTAGCCTCCCGGCGTGATCAGCCAAGGACGGTAGAAAACTTGCTCAATAACGCGCTGAAATTTCATTCGGTAGTAGAAGTTGTGGCTGGATTGCCGTTAGGAGTTAGAAGCCCGAACACATCGCGGGTCAGACCCGAGCGTTTAACGCGTTTTTTGATTTCGAGTTCCTCGCGTTCGACTTCGTCCAAGTGCTCTTCGAGCGTTTTGGAGCCGCTGGCGAGGATATCGGTCATGCTTCGCATTCCGGCACGGTAAGCCTCAATTGCATCGCGAGATGCGTATCCGGAATCGGCAGTCAGGCGGGCTGGTTCGGTGAACCGGAACTGATACGCACCGCCCCGGTCCCGATCGGTTCCCCGATACTCCGGGAGGATGCCCATCTCGACGAACCGAGCCACAGCGTACGCGCACCGACGCTTGCAGAATGCCGCAAGATAAGCGTGCCGTTCAGAAGTGATGCGATTGACCTGCTCCAGCACGATCCGAGCAGAAGCGCCCCCCAGTTTGCTCATGTCCCAACCGAATTCCGGCGGCCATTGAGCGGCCAGCAAAGCGTTGCGGATGAGTCGTTCCTGCAAGCGGTCCTGCGCTTCTGTTGGGATCTTCGCGTCGATTTGCTCGATGGATTCGCCAGCGTTGGCTTGTAGGTATTCGATGCGCCCGCCCGCCATTGGCGTGATGCGAAGCCCCGGCGTGCATTGCGGCGTGTTTGTTTCGGTCAGCGCGTTGTACGCGTCCGAAGCGTCCGCCATGCCTTGTTGGTTAGTGACCATCAGCCCGATCTTTGCAGCCATTCTGGATGCGGACTGGATGTCGTCGCCGAGATCCTTGAGCGAAATGAGGTCGCGAATCGCGGGAGCAAAAGCGGAGATGCCGCGAACCTGGTCCACTTCTCGCGGGTCCATTGTAAGCATTGCGGACTGCACCGGGATGTCCCGATCGTCCACACCGCTCTGATCCTCCCCGAGCACTCGGTATGCAATGGCGCGGTTGGTCTTGGACAAGATCACGCCGTTGTAAATGCGCAGGCCACGATACCGGCCCTCGGTCAAAATACCATCGTCACCACGAGACCCGATTTGATGCCACGGCACCTGCTGGAGTTGCGGGTAACCGCTCGCGGCGGTCGTCAGGATGGTCAGCAAATCGCCTTCCCGGTCGATGGCGGTCGATTCTAGCCGTAGCCCTTCCCACCAGCTCTTGCCGTCAAGGTAGGCGATCTGAAACCAGTCTAAGAGAACCGCTTCTGCCTGTTTGCCCCATTCTTTGTCAGCGCCAACAAAGATCGGTCGCATTGCCATCCCTACGGACAGCATAGATTTCTGGTCGATGGCGGCATTGACCATGCCGTTATTCCAGTACAATTTGCGAGCCGCCGAGTTGACTGTGCGCCATTCGCCAACGGTCAACTCGCGGCTGATGCTTTGAGTGTGGTTTCTCCACCACGGCTCGCCCCACACGCCACCTTCCACGAGGCGTTGGCGACGGTAAACACCCCAATCGGCTTTCGGCTTGGGTGTGCCAAACCCAGCGAGTTTTTTAAGGCGGTCGAAAAAGGTCATACGAAATAGGCTTGCGTGCGCCGAACTGGCCCATTGATCCCCGCCGCTTTGTAATTCAAAGCCTGTTGCGCCAGCATCATCACATCCAGAGGCGAAAGCGTTCCGCCCACATTGAACTGGAAGGATGCACCGTCGATCGAGCTGGACACCAGAGAGCTTTTGCCGGCACTGACGAGGTCAAACTTTTGGGAGACGATGGCCCGCAACTCGGCAACATCGCGGGTGAGGAACACCTGAAGGAGGAGTTTTTGGTCGGGAGCCATCTATCCAAGCCTTTCGGGACAAGGAAAAACCCGGACACCGCACTCGCGGGCCGGGTCGTTACGCCTTGCCCCCCTCTCACGCTAGGTGTTTAGGGTTGAGCCAGTAGACTATTCCGCCGGTGCTGGTTCGTCAACCTCCGGCGCTTCCGAAATCATGTCCGGCAGAATGCCTAGAATCTGCGCCGTGAGCACATTCATGGCTTCCGCGTCCCAGAGGTGGTTTGGCCTTCCTGTTGCCGTCCACCGCAGGCGGGTCTTCTTGGTGCGTTTGTCCACGGTTGCCCGTTTTCGCTCCGAGTTGAGATGCCGGATGTACTCTGGTGGAGCGTCCTGCGGAAATTCCCACACCGGAGAGCCAGTGTTTCGCAAATTGGCCAGGATGTCTTTGATCGGATCGCTAGCCCAGTAGAAAAAGGTGACAAAGACTCGCTTACCAGCAACATCGCGGGTGGTCGGTGCCACCACACGATCCGGTGCCGAATAGTATCGTCGGACGGGTTTACCATCAGGCCCGCGAACCGTAAAATGATCCTCGGCTCGTCCCACAAGTGCGGTCCAGCCAAACTTGGCGCAGGTGTCGTAAACACGCCCGTGGAAACTGTTCCCAGCGTCCAGCAATGTCCGCTTGTCCGGCACCTTAAGTCTGGTCTGGATCTCGCGGATCTGGTCCACCGTGAGAATCTTTCCAGCCCAGAGTAGCCGAGAATGCCCGTTTTTGAGCCACACCCGCACGATGCCCCAGTAGTGGTCCTGCTGGCAGTCCACCGTGAAAACGCGGGCGGCCTCGTCCGGCATCGGCCTGCCGTCTTGCCATTCGTTCACAAAATACTCCGACGCCTCTAGTTCCAGCGCCGGGAGTTCTTCCTCCTGCTTCCACGGCTCGGCAAGCCGCTGCATCCGGAAGTCTTTGGTAGGCTGTAGCACTCCGAGGTGCCGAGCGTCAGATGCTTGGCACCATTGGATAATTAGGTCGGCCCAGCGGATCCAGTAGACCGATTGAGCCGAAACGCGACGGGAGCGGTAGCCCTCGACATGGTCATTGTTCTCGGACCTCCATTCGCTTCGTTGAGTCAAAGCCCGCCGCGCTGCGGTTGTGTCAGGAGTCGCGTGCCCGCAATGTGGGCACTCATGCCGAACCGTTTTGACCAGCGCACCCCAATTCCACTCGCCGTTCTCGTTTTTCGCCTCGTCGTACTTAATGTCAGTCCACGCCGGTTTGACCCACTCCTCGCACCCAGGGCATCGATGGCACCAAACAAACTCCTCGCCGGATCTCCATTCCTCTGTCAGTTGGTGAGGTTCCTCAAAGCTCTGGCTTGTCAGCAGCGCGTAGCCGTTCCACCTGTCGTGCAAACGCTTTTTGAACTGCGTGATGAGATCGCTGTACTGCCAGCACTCGTCCAAAAAGAGCACCTGCACCGATTTTTCTTGAGCGTTGCTGGTGTTTGCACCGCCGAGCATCAGCGGCATGTGGGGAAAGTAGATGCCGTCTTTTTTTACATGGTGCCGGTTTGATGGCATGAGTCCTCGCAGCGGTTCACAGGCATTGATTACCGGCTTGAGTCGCGTCTCCATCCATTCCGCGCTGGTTGCATCGGTCTGGGTAATTGACAGCATTGGACCAGGCTGTTGCGCAACTGCCCAGCACACTAACGCCTCAAGTGCGGTCGATTTGCCCGCGCCGGTACAGGCTTGCACAAAGGTTTGTCTGCAAATTGGATCGGCAAAATCGTGGAACACGGCGTTCCACCACGGGGCGGTGTGCCTATCAAAATGAGTCGAGCGTGAGCTGTGCGGGAACCGTACATTTTGCTCCATCCAGTCGAGCGGATCGCCGGTGTAGGCGAGCCGGACCCCGAGACATGAACCGTCAGCAATCGGGTTCATAAAGCGGCAAAGCCCTCCCGTGCATTGGCCTTGAGCAATTCGATGCGGCTTCTGAGCTTTGGCTGTATCTCGGCCTCGGTAAGTCCCGCCAGTTGCCCAGGCAGGTCGCCAACCAGCGCGTCGAGTTCCGAGCACCAGACCGCCACCACGCGGGTTGCGGTTTCGCGCATTTCGTCGGCCAATACCAGCTCGCCCTTCTCGCGCTTGATGATGAGGTCGAGTCGTTCAATCTCCTTTTGGAGCTTTGCAGTTCTGGCTTCTTTGTAGTCAACCGGCGGCGCAACGGCAGTTTTTGCCGATTTCGGCTCGTCAGGTTTTGACTTTGCCAGCGGCGGCTCTACAATCCGGTCGGCTGTATAGGCTTTGCGCCATGCTTCCTGCTCTTCTGTAGACCAGTTTCGGTCAAAACCTTTTTTTTCCCAAAACTGCACCGCAGATGGGTTTACGCCAAAATGTTTGGCAACTTGGCTATACGATGACCGTTTATTCTGGTTTGCCACGCATCAGTAGTAGACCCGGCAAGATATTCCCGTCAATACCCCACTTGCGCAGTCTACAATCGGAACTTTTTGCCGGTTGCACAAAAAAGGGGCAAGCGTCCATACCCTCAC